GCTCTTCCGATCTAATGGTTGCCGGAATGGGAATGCCAGTCGGTCAGGAGGTGTTCGACACCTGCTTCTGGATTGGGCGGTTCTGGGAGTACGCCGAGCTTTACTGGCAGGGGTACCAGATACAGAAGATCTTCCGCCGGGAAGAAAAGCTTTACCTTTGCGGCAGAGCGTCGGCGAAGGATGCGAACATCAGGCAAGCCCTCGTCGACCGCTATGCGCCCGGTCAGCCGAATTATGGGAAAGGAACAAAGAAGAACCCAGGTTTCTTTTACGGGTTCGCAGCCGACATGTGGGCGGCTATGGCGGTAGCAACAACGTATTTTGACAAGTACATAAGGGGGGTTAAACTGTGAAAGATTTCCTTGTGATCTTCTTCGCCACGGTGCTGGTTATTGCCGTGAGCATGCTTTGCTACAAGATCTGGTTTGACTGGATAGTAGGGCTTGACGCGCCGGGCTGGTTTAAATTTATGCTGATTGCGTAGGAGGGAATATGAGTACAATGAACGATCTGGCGAAGCGGATCAGAAGCAGCAACGCGGCATACCTGAACGCAGGAATGGAAGCGGGGATGCAGAAAGCGATCGATCTGCTATTCGTTGCGGCGTATGAACTCGGGATGCTCAAAAGCCCTTCAAAAGCGAAACAGTTATTCGATAAGATGCGCGAACTCGAGAAGGAATACGGCGTGGCATGGCTGGGCAAGAAGGAATCCGACGATGCAATTCACCGGCTGGACTCGAGCCTTAAGAAGCTCTGCGGTCCGTTCTTTCAGCCGTTTTTCGAACGGAACGATACAATTAAGGATTGGTGGGACAAATGAAAATTGTTTTAGATCTGTTGGCGATCATGCCCACAAGGGCGCATGAATATGACGCGGGGCTTGACCTGTATTCGGCGAGCGACGACGTTTACATCTACCCCGGCGGAAGCGAATTGTTTGATACAGGCGTGCATGTCCAGCTGCCAAAAAACACCGTGGGATTGCTCAAGAGCAAAAGCGGTCTGAACGTCAAACATGGAATTACAAGCGAAGGGGTCATCGACGTCGGCTACACTGGAAGCATCATGGTCAAGCTCTACAACCACGGAAGCAAGCCTTACAAGGTCTGTAGGGGCGATAAGATCTCGCAGCTTGTTATACTGCCCTGCATCCTGCCGGAGCTGGAAGTGGTCAGCTCGCTCGAGGAGACGGAACGCGGGAAAAATGGGTTCGGGAGTTCGGGGAGATAGGAGGTTGATGTGGTGAGCAAACCGCGCTATGGGTGGTGGGGATACGCAAAATGGATGGTACGAAGCTACAAGGGCGGTACGCTTATGACGCGCGAGGAAATCGACGCGGTAGATGCTGCTGTCGAGGAAACAAAGCAGCTTTCCGATGGTGCGGAACGGTTGAAGCTTATTGATTTGGTCCTTTGGAAGCGCACACACACCTTACAGGGCGCTGCTATGGTGGTATATGTTTCGGAGCGTACAGCTCAGGAATGGCATAGGCAGTTTATCTACTTAGTAGCAGAAAAACGTGGTTTATATCAAAAGTTTGCGTAAGAGAGCCTTAAACATAGTGTATCGTTGAGAGCGTAGAGGTGCATCCTCTGCGCTTTCATCCTTCTTACGGCTACGCAGCGTACTGCGGAACCTCCTTTTTCTTAGCTCCACCGGAAACCGCAATCCGGTGGAGCGTGAAAAGGAAGATTGGAAGGGTGAATAAGGAGGGATGAAATGGAAGTAAAGAGCTTGAAATTAGATAGCATTACGCCTTATGGGAAGAATGCAAAGAAACACGATAAACGGCAGATCAACAACGTTGCGGAGAGCATCAAGCAGTACGGCTTTGTTCAGCCGATTGTAGTTGACCGGGGCGGTGTGATTGTAATCGGTCATTGCCGCGCTCTGGCGGCAAAGAAGCTTGGCATGGAAGAAGTGCCTTGCGTTTGCGTGGATGATCTGACACCGGAGCAGGTGAACGCCCTGCGGCTGGTAGATAACAAAAGCAACGAGAGCGACTGGGACTTTGACCTGCTGGCGGTGGAACTGCCGGGGCTTGACCTGTCGGCTTTTGACTTTGACTGGGGACTTCGCGACGAGCTGAACGATTCCGTTGTGGAGGATGATTATGACCCTGTTCTTCCAGCAGAGCCTAAGAGCAGACTTGGCGATGTATATCAGCTTGGGGATCATCGCCTTATGTGCGGGGATAGTACGTCCCTGGCGGATGTACAAAAGCTCGTGGGGGGGGCACAGATGGACTTGCTTCTCACGGACCCGCCGTACAATGTGGACTATCAGGGCACCGCCGGTAAAATCAAAAACGACAACATGGAAGATACAGCATTCAGACGCTTTCTGACGGATGCGTTTTCTAATGCAGCGATGGTCATGAAACCGGGTGCACCGTTCCATATCTGGCACGCTGACAGTGAGGGGTATAACTTCCGTGGCGCGTGTAAAGACGCGATGCTGCGCGTCAGGCAGTGCCTGATCTGGGTGAAGAACTCCCTTGTGATGGGGAGACAGGATTTTCAGTGGAAACATGAGCCTTGCCTGTATGGTGAAAGCGAGATTGAAGAGGAAGCGCACGAACCTTGCCTGTACGGATGGACGGAAGGGAAGAAGCATTATTTCTTCAAGAACCGCAGGCAGACAACCGTGTTGAATTTTGATAAGCCTGTCAAATCTGCGGAGCATCCGACCATGAAGCCGATTAAGCTGTTTGATTACCAGATGCAGTGCTCCAGTAAGCCGGGGGAGAATGTGCTTGACCTGTTCGCTGGATCTGGAACAACGATTATGGCGGCGGAGCAGAATGGCAGACACGCTTTCTGCATGGAGTACGATCCGAAGTATGCCGATGTCATTGTTGACCGGTGGGAGAAGTTTACCGGAGAAAAGGCGGTGCTTCTGCATGACGATTGAAGAGGCGCGGGCGATCATCGAAAAAACAAGCAGCCCGCACCTAAAGCGGGACATGGAGAAGTTTATTAAACGCCAGCAGAGAAAGGAGGGCGCGTATGGCAAGGCCAAGAAAGGAAATAGACCAGAAGCAGTTCGAGAACCTCTGCGGCCTGCAATGCACGCTTGAGGAAATCTGCGGCTGGTTTGATGTGACCGATAAAACATTGGATAGTTGGTGTAAACGCACCTATCATGCCAGTTTTTCCGAGGTATTTAGGCAAAAGCGAGGAGCGGGGAAAATTTCGCTGCGGAGAAGTCAGTGGCGATTGGCTGAAAAAAACGCTACAATGGCGATCTTCCTCGGCAAACAGTTTTTGGGGCAGCGTGACAGCGTGGATGTGGCAGTGACGGACGCAAAGGGCATTGCATTGGACGAGCTGGAGAAGATGGTGATGCAGAATGACGCGGATACAAGCGGCGGAACTGCTGATACATAACCCCATCGCGTTTGGCCATGCTGTTGGGTTTGATAAGCTGGGCGCGCTGCACAACGCATGGATACAGAATATGGTGCGCGGGAGTGAGGACAAGACCCTGCAGGCGCACCGTGGCAGCTATAAAACAACGTGCGTTTCGATTGCGCTGGCGGAGATCATCGTCCTTCTGCCGAATCTCAAAACGCTGTTTATGCGAAAAACGGATGCGGACGTGAAAGAGGTTGTGCGACAGGTGCGGAATCTGCTGCTATCGCCATACATGGAGGCGCTGTGCGAGAAGATCCACGGGAAACCGCTGATCCTGACAACGGTATCCGCGACGGAGATTTCTACGAATCTGGCAGCGGACAACAAGGGCACGAGCCAGCTTGTGGCGTGCGGCGTGAACGGGTCTTTGACCGGCAAGCATTTCGACCGCATATTCACGGACGATATTGTAAACGTACAGGACCGCATTTCCCGCGCAGAGCGAGACCATACAAAAACAATCTATCAGGAGTTGCAAAACATCCGCAATCGTGGCGGACGCATTTTCAATACCGGAACGCCCTGGCATAAGGAAGACGCATTTTCCATGATGCCGAATATCGAGAAGCACGATTGCTATTCAACCGGGCTGATCTCTGGGGATGAATTGCAAGCCATTAAATCGTCTATGACGTCATCCCTGTTTGCGGCAAACTACGAGCTGCGGCATATTGCCAGTGACGATGTGATCTTTGACACGCCGCAAATAAGCGCGGAGCCTTGCCTTGCAGAGCAGGGCATTTGCCATATCGACGCGGCATACGGCGGCGATGACTACACGGCGTTCACGATCGCCCGGAAGAAGGGAACAACATATTACCTCTATGGGCGGCTTTGGCACAAGCATGTGGACAATTGCATGGATGAAATTATCCGGCTTCGGAAGTCCTTCAATGCTGGGGAGATTTACTGCGAGACCAACGCCGACAAAGGCTATTTAGCAAAGGCGCTGCGTGCGAAGGGCGAACGGGCCGTTACCTATCACGAAAACATGAACAAATTCCTTAAAATCACAAGCTATCTCAAGGCGGAATGGCGCAATGTGGTTTTTGTGGCCGGTACGGATGATGCGTATATCGACCAGATTTGCGATTACAACGAGAACGTGGAGCATGATGACGCGCCGGACAGCGCGGCCAGCATCGTAAAGCGGTTGTGGAACAAACGCGACAGTTCTGATTATGTTTCCATTCTGAGATAAGGGGTGAGCGGAGATTAAGACTTATAATGACCTTGTGGCGGTGGGCGAGGACGAAAAGGCGCGGATGGAGTTTATCCGCAGTGCGATCAACGAGCACCGCGAATCCCACGCATATAAGACGGCGGCGGATGCGGAGGAATACTATAACGGCCTGAATCCGACTATCAACCGCTATGAAAAGATCATCTACGATATGCAGGGCCGCGCCCACACGGATATGTGGACGGCAAACCATAAGCTGGCCAGCCGGTTTTTTGGCCTGGCGGTGGATCAGGAGGTTTCCTATCTGCTGGGTAACGGCGTAACCTTTGCGGAGAAGGAAACGCCGAACAAGCTATGCCCGGACTTCGATCAGGAAGTCATGGATGCAGCGCGTGAGGCGAAAATTGCGGGCGTGTCCTTCGGTTTCTGGGATTTGACGCATTTGCGTGTGTTCTCCCTGCTTGAGTTCGTCCCCCTCTATGATGAAGAGGACGGCGCGATGAAAGCCGGTATCCGGTTCTGGCAAGTTGCGCCGGACAAGCCCTTGAGAGCGACGCTGTATGAGATCGACGGCTTTACCGAGTATTTCCAGCCCAGCGGCGAGGATATGGCCGTCATGCAGCCAAAGCGCAGCTATAAGCTGATCGAGCGCAAGGCGGAGGTTGGCGCAACTGAAATCTACGACGGCGGGAACTATCCGAGTTTCCCCATCGTCCCGCTGAAAAACAACAAGCGGTGTCTCTCCGAGATTGTCGGCAAGCGCAACACCATTGACGCGCTGGATTTGGCGTCCTCTAACATGGTCAACAACGTGGACGAGGGAAACCTGATCTATTGGGTGCTGTCCAACTGCAACGGCATGGATGATCTCGACGATGCGAAATTTGTGGAGCGATTGAAAACCACTCATGTCGCCCACGCCAACGGCGATGATGGCGCGAAGGTGGAGAGCAAAACCATCGAGGCACCGTATGAGGGCACGAGCAGCACCATTGATATGCTCAAGAAAAAGCTGTACGAGGATTTCCAGTGCTTTGACGCGGCGGCGGTATCTGCCGGCAACCAGACGGCGACCGCGATCAAGGCAAGCTATGTGCCGCTGGATTTGAAAACGGACAAGTTTGAATCCGAGGTCACGCGGTTTATTGTGGAAATACTGCGTCTGGCAGGAATTGAGGACCAGCCCAGCTACACGCGCAATCAGATCATTAACAAGAGCGAGGAAACGCAGAACATCCTTCTGGGTGCGGCGTATTACGATGACGAATACATCACAAAGAAGCTGCTGACCATCAACGGCGACATTGACCAGTACGAGGACATGGCAAAGCGGAAGGCTGCAGAAGAGATTGACCGGAGCTTTGCGGAACCGGATGCGCCGGAGGTGAACGGCGATGGCGAACAGTGACCTCGGACACAAGCTGACCGATAAGGAGCTTGCGAATCTGGAACGTCGTATTGCAACGCTATACCGCGAGGCGGGGGAAGAACTGCAAGCTACCATCGACGCATACTTTGAGCAGTTCAATCAGCGTGACGAGGAAATGAAAGCGCTGATCGGCACTGTGCAGAACGGCAAGGAATGGACGGAGGCTGACTATAAGCAATGGCGGCTAAACCAGATCGGGCGCGGAGAACGCTATCAAGCTATGCGGGACAAGGTGGCGCACCGCATGACCGATGCAAACGCTGTGGCGGTGTCCTACACCAACGATGCTACGCCCGGTATCTACTCCCTCAACCGCAACTATTCGGCGTACACCATCGAGCAGGTCGTGGGCAACGTCGGCTTTGACCTGTGGGACGAGCAGACGGTTAAACGCCTGATCGCGGAGCAACCGGAGTTGATGCCGTACTATCCAAAGGGCAGAGCGCTGAAACGCGGGATTGATCTCGCATACGGCAAGAAGCAAATTACGGCCAGTGTCACCAGCTCCATCTTGCAGGGAAAGAGCATCAAGCACATGGCGGATGACCTGCAAAAGCGCATTACCACCATGAGCCGCGATTCCGCCATTCGCACGGCCAGAACCGCCGTGACCGGCGCGCAGAACGCCGGACGCATGGACAGCTACGCGGCGGCGGAAAAGATGGGTATCAAGCTCAAGCGGGAATGGGTGGCGACGCTGGACGGCCGCACCCGCCACGCCCACGCAATGCTGGATGGCCAGCGGGCCGAAATAGACAAGCCGTTTAAGATCGATGGATACGAGATAATGTACCCCGGCGACGCTTCCGCGCCCGGTTACCTCGTGTATAACTGCCGCTGCACGCTGGTGGCTGACGTGGAAGGGGTGGACACCTCTGACGCATTGAGACGCACGCGGGATGGGCTGATCCCGGATATGACCTATGCACAGTGGAAAGACTTTAAAACTGCGTCGCATAGTAGTATAATAAAGGCAAACAATAGCTGGAAGGTCATAGCCGACCCGATCACGCGAGCAACAATAGACAGCATACCTAAAATTGTACCGCAGGGCTTTACCAATGAAATGGCAGACCGATTGCAAGAGGCATATCAAAAAATATTGACCGAGGCAATGGCGCAGGAAGACATTCAGACCGAAGTGGGAGCGGTATTCAACATGCGGATGGAAAGAACTGCGGAAGTCACGGTCGGTAAGCGCAATCACATTAGTTTGCTGCCCCCGAATGAGCCGTACATATCGATCCATAGCCACCCGGATAGCCTAATATTTTCCGCGAAAGACTTGCAGACATTCTCTGCAAATTTGGATATGCAGATGATGTCAGTGGTGGGGCATGATGGAACGATTTACATCTTGCAGCGCACGGATGATTATGACGGATTCTTGTTTTTGAAAGATTTTTCGGAAGTGCAGAAGAAATTAAAGCGGCTGGCAGAAGAGAACAAGCCGAATGAATATGTATCTGAAATAACAAGCTTTTTAGAGAGGAGCGAAAAATATGGCACACATTTTGACAGATACAGAACGTGAGGAGCTATTGGAGTATCTAAAGCATCATGAGCCATATGACGAAAATGATCCCATAGTGCATCAGTTTGACGGCGAGCGTGATGACGACCGCATGATGGCGACCATTGCCAAGAAAATATTGGAGACACAGGGGAGACAGTCCTAAACGCGTTAAAAAATGGGTGAGCTATGAACATTGAGATCCACGACAACAGCAAAGAGGTATCCGCCGCGATCCAGGCGGCGCTGGTGCGGGGGCTGGAAAAGTGTGGGCTTGTGGCAGAGGGGTACGCAAAGAAACTTTGTCCCGTTGATACCGGCAATCTGCGCAACAGCATCACGCATGTGGTAGATAAGGAAGAGCCGGCGGTGTATATCGGCACAAACAGCGAATACGGCCCGTATGTAGAGCTGGGCACCGGCATTTACGCCGAGGGCGGCGGCGGACGGCCTACGCCGTGGGTGTATAAGGATGCAAAGGGGAACTGGCATTACACGCGAGGCAACAAAGCGCAGCCGTTTTTAAAACCCGCAGCGGCAGACCATGCCATCCAATACCGGAAGATATTGGAGGACGAACTGAAATAGGAGCTAACTGCTTACAAATTGTAGGCAGTTGGCTCTTTTTGTTAATTACCGCAAGGGACAGCGGTTTTTATAAAACTATCGTTTCCGAAGGAGCGGAACCGAAGAAAAGGAGATAGTGTCATGGCACTTACACGAAAACTTTTGAAGGGTATGGGGCTCACCGATGAGCAGGTGGATACCATCATCGAGGCGCATACCGACACCGTGGACGGCTTGAAAGCTGATGTCAGCAAGTATAAGGCGGACGCGGAGAAGCTGCCCAGCGTCCAGAAGCAGTTGGACGATCTCAAGGCGGCAGGTGACAACGGCTATCAGGAGAAGTACGAGAAAGAGCACAAGGCTTTTGAGGACTTCAAGGCCAATGTCACGGCAAAGGAGAGCAAGGCGGCAAAGGAAAAGGCCGTGCGCGCTTACTTTGAGAGCAAAAACATCACCGGCGCGAATCTCGACCTTGCGATGCGGGGCTGCGGCGAGGAAATGGCCGCATTGGAGATGGACGGCGAGAAGATCAAGGACACCAAGATCCTTGATGCACTCGTAGACGGCACCTACAAGGGGCTTGTCTCCACCACGCAGACGCACGGGGCGAATCCCGCCAACCCCCCGGCAAACACCGGCGGCGCAAAATCCCGAGAGGACATCTACAAGAAGGACGATAAGGGCCGCTATGTGATGTCTACGGCGGAGCGCCAAAAAGCACTTGCCGATCTGATGGCAAGCGAAAACAACTGATTTTTTGAAAGGAGCTATTTATGGCTGCGAAAACTAACGTAACAACTTCTGCCCAGTTTACCACTTCCGCCCGTGAGGTGGATTTCGTGTCCCGCTTCGCTGATAACTGGGACGCACTGCGGAACATCATGGGCATCATGCGTCCCATCCGCAAGGCCCCCGGCACGAAGCTGGTTTCTTACAAGGCCAGCGTGGACGGCGGTCTAAAGGGCGGCACCGTGGCTGAGGGTGACGAGATCCCCTTCACCAAAATGAAGGTGGAGCCTGTCGCCTACGACGACATCGACATTTCCAAGTATGCCAAGAGCGTGACTATCGAGAGCGTGGCGAAGTACGGCGCTGATGTTGCCGTGGAGAAGACCGACGAGGCGTTCCTCGTGGCCCTGCAGAACAAGGTTTTGACTGACTTCTACACCTTCCTCGGCACCGGCACGCTCAAGGTAACGGAAAAGACCTGGCAGCGCGCTCTTGCGATGGCAAAGGGCAAAGTGCTGGACAAGTTTGCCGGTCTCGACAAGGACGTGACCGAGGTGGTGGGCTTTGCCAACATCATCGACGCTTACGATTACCTGGGCGACAAGGAGATCACCGTGCAGACGATGTTCGGAATCAACTACGTGGAGAACTTCATGGGCTACCGCACTCTGTTCCTGCTGCCCGAGAAGTACATCGCCTCCAAGAAGGTGATCGCTTTGCCCGTGGAAAACATCGACCTGTACTATGTGGACCCGAGCGACAGCGACTTTGCCAAGCTGGGGCTGAATTACACCGTGAAGGGCGAGACAAACCTGATCGGCGTCCATGTCGACGGCGATTACAGCCGCGCCACGGGCGATATGTACGCCATCATGGGCATGAAGCTGTGGGCTGAGTATCTGGACGGCATTGCCGTAGCTACCGTTTCGGTGGCCGGCGCGGGCTAAATAGGAGGGCAGCGTGATGCTTGAACAAGTCTTACGGCATTTGAACAACTGGTTCCTTGTGGAGATTCACGAGGGCACGTTCACCGTGGAGAACGGCAGCATTGCGCTGCCTTTTCTTCTGGCCAATCAATATTTCCGTATCTGCGGATCCGTATTTAACGATGGCCTGCACCAGTACCCGGCGACCGACCTTACGGATGAAACCTTTACAGGGATGGTGTGGGTGTTGGCTGTGCCAAAGGCTGTAGTTGCACTTGCCGAAGATATCGCCGCGTGGGAAGAAAAGAACGGTGAAGCCGTTTTAAGCCCGTACACGAGCGAAAGCTTCGGCGGGTACAGTTACACCAAGGCGAGCGGCGGAAATGCCGACACGAGCGCTGGGACGGGCTGGCAGGGCGCTTTTAAAGGCCGATTAAATGACTGGCGCAAGCTCAAGGGGGTGGAACCGTGACTTTACTGGACGATTTTGCCCACAAGTGCATTCTGATGGAGAAAAAGCGCACGCCTGATGGCGCGGGCGGCTACATCACTGCGTGGGAAGAGGGCGCGGAGTTCCTCAATTACCAGTCTCTTGACACATCGATGGAGGCGCGAAAAGCGGAAAAGGACGGCGTTACCTCGGTATATTCCGCACTGGTCAATCAGAGCGTTCCCATCGAGTACAACGATTATTTCCGCGATACGGAAACGGGAATTACCTATCGTGTGACCTCAAATCCCGAGGAAAAGGCTGCGCCGAGGTCTGCGGGCGCAATCATTAAGGCACTGAAATTCTTCACTGCGGAGCGAAAGGAGCTGCCGAAATGACAAAGGACAAGGCGCTCCATGCGTGGTTTTCCCAATTCCTCCCGTCGTATCCGACCTCGAATGTGCCGGAGGACGCGACCTTCCCGTGGCTGACCTATGAGCTTATCACAGGATCATGGGAGAGCGGCGAGACCGCGCTGACGGTCAACCTCTGGTATTACACCGAGAGCGAAGCGTTGCCCAACGCAAAGGCACAAGAAATCAGCGACGCAATCGGCATGGGCGGCTGTATGGTCGCCTATGACGGCGGAGCAATGTGGATCAAGCGTGGCTCCCCGTGGTGTCAGAACATCGCGGACGAAAGCGATAAAAACATCAAGCGAAGGTATCTCAACATCACGGTGGAATACCTATCGCAAAACTGATGAAAGGAAGAAAATATGAAATTCACAAAAATTCCCTCTGATGCATTTCAGAAGCTCCAGATAAACGCCGGTATTCTGACTACCGATTTTACCCCGGCCACCGGCACCATCGGGGAATCGGGGCAGATTGGCGCGACGACCGGCGGCATTAGCTTTACCGCAACGCCCACCTATAAGGACTATGGAGAGGACATCGACAACTGTCCAAAGAACATGAAGGAACTGAAACGGGTGGATTCCTGGGAGGCGAAGATTGCGGGTACGTTCATTAACGCAGACACCAAGATTGCAAAGAGCCTTTGCGGTGCTGCCGATGTGGGTACCAGCGATGGGAAGGTCACGCCTCGGAACGATCTGTCGGACGCTGACTTTGCCGACATCTGGCTGGTGGGCGACTACTCCGACAAGAACGGCGATAAAAATGGCGGCTTCATCGCCATCCACCTGATGAACGCACTGTCCACCGGCGGCTTCCAGCTGAAGACCAGCGACAAGGCGAAGGGGCAGTTCGCGTTTGAGTATACGGCCCACTACTCCATGAGCGCACAGGACACTGTGCCATTTGAGATCTACATCAAGGCCGGTACGGCGGAGGAGTAACACCATGAAACTGTCAAAAATTAAAGGGGAGCGAGTGTTTGATGTTATCGCAGACATTATCGATCCTATTGCCAACATAGCCGAGGACAAAGAAGCCGCAGCGTTGTTTCAGCGTCAGAAGCTCCCGGATGGCGTAAATGCAAAGGACTTTGTATTGGCAAGGGTTAAGAAATCTGCTCCGTTGCTTTTGCGTGGACACAAGAAAGATCTGATCGCAATTTTGGCGGCTGTGGAAGGCGTGCCTGCAAAAAAATATGCCGCTGGGCTGACGCTTGCCAAGTTGCTGGTTGATGTTACTGAGCTTATGACGGACGATGCCTTTGCGGACCTTTTTACATCTGCGCAGACCGAGACGGCAGAAACGCCGTCCGGCTCTGTGCAGGAGAATATCGTGGAAGGCAAAGAGTAAAGCCATTTCTGTCATACTGTGTAGCGCGGTACAAGCAGGATGCAGAAGAAAAAGCATATCGAATTTATTCTGCTGACCTGCTTAAAGCAATATGCGAGCGATGCGCGGGCGTTTCAATCGATAAGCGATACATTGAAATTATAGATGTGAGCAAAAAAGACAATCGCTCATGTGAAGAAATCACCAGCGATATTGTCAATCGTTGCGGGTTACAAGTTAAAAAAGCCGCCCCGTAAAGGGGCGGCGGGCGAATATGCGTTACTTGAGGACATAATCAGAAATCATTCTTCCGATTTTCCCGATGTCTGTGCCTCCCTTAAACTCAAACTTTGCGACATAACCATTGGAGAATGTCAGAACAAGTTCGCTATCCGGGATGATTTCGGCAAAGCCTGGGGTTTGCACGGAGAAAAACTGCACTTTCGAATAGGGCATAGAGCTGAAGGACTTGCGCTTTCCTGTAATCCCCTGTACATCAACCGATATGACTCGCTTGTTAGTAAAAATCAGCTGGTCGCGTACGGTCTTAAATGCGGCAGCGATTTCTTCCCCGTCAATCAACAAGCCATTCACTTCACCACGCACATCGGAAACGGGAATCGGCTTTAAGTCCCAAGCAGAATCTTTGTTAAAACTTATCATAAATAATCCCTCCTTGCCGATATCATACCATGCTATCAATGGAATGTCACGAATAATTTTCAGAATTTACAAAGAGAGCGAGGTGAACACATGAATCTACTTGATTTGTTTGTAAAAATTTCCGTAGATTCTGGCGATGTAAACAACCAAATCGAGGAAATCGGCGAAAACGCAAATCGGCTTGGCGGAAAGTTTACAAATGCTGCGAAAAAAGTTGCTGAATTTGGAGCCAAAGCAATAGCAGCCGCATCCGTAGCAGCTACAGCGGTCGGGAAATATGCCATTGATGTCGGTAGTAATTTTGATTCGTCTATGGCCAATGTCGCGGCAATTTCTGGGGCAACCGGAGAAAGTTTAGACGCTCTGCGAGATAAAGCAAAGGAAATGGGTGCAAAAACCAAGTTCTCCGCATCCGAATCGGCTGATGCCTTTACCTACATGGCTATGGCAGGATGGAAAACCGAGGAAATGCTAAACGGTATTGATGGAATTATGAATCTTGCTGCCGCGTCTGGCGAAGATCTTGCGTTAACGTCGGACATTGTAACGGATGCACTGACGGCATTCGGACTGCAGGCCTCTGATTCTGCGCATTTTGCTGATGTGCTCGCCGCTGCGTCAAATAGCGCAAATACGAACGTATCCATGCTGGGCGGCTCCTTCAAATACGTTGCTCCTGTTGCCGGCGCTTTGGGGTATAGCATTGAGGACGTATCTGTTGCCCTTGGTTTGATGGCCAACAGCGGAATCAAGGCGGAACAAGCTGGCACATCAATGCGCGCAATGCTTACCAGGCTGGCCAAACCGACCAAGGAAGTCCAAGAGGCGTTTGCTTCCTTGGGCATGGATGCAGCGGATGCTATCCAAAACGCTGATGGAACCATGAAGCCATTTAGCGAGACCATGCAGATCCTGCGCGATAAAATGGCCGGATTGAGCGAAGCAGAGAAAGCTAACGTGGCAGCGGCCATTGCCGGTCAGGAAGCAATGTCCGGCATGCTGGCCATCGTCAATGCGTCCGATTCCGATTTTGAGAAATTAACATCCGCCATCGCCAATGCGGACGGTACTGCGCAAAGCATGGCGGACACGATGAATAACAACCTGAACGGCGCAATTACTATCCTAAAATCTGCCACAGAAGGATTTGGCATCACTCTTTATGAGACTTTTTCCGGCCCAGCGCAAAAGGCCATCGAGACGCTTACGGGGTATGTATCTCAACTGACGGATGCATTTAGCACCGGCGGTCTTTCTGGATTGATGGACGAAATGGGCAACGTTGTGGGCGATGGGCTTAATAAAATCCTTGAGTACTTGCCTAAAATCGTGCAGGTAGGCGCAGATATTGTTATGGCGCTTGTAAATGCAATTATCCAAAATCTTCCGGCGTTGAATGCTGCCTCTATTGAAATCGTGCTGCAACTTGCAAATGGGCTGATTGACAATCTCCCGGCATTGATTGATGCTCTAATCCAAGTAACCCTGACAGTTATACAGCAGATAACAGACCCTGAATTTTTAACACAAATTGTCGAGACGGCAATCCTGCTGATTATGACGCTGGCAAACGGGATGATTGACGCGATTCCGCAGCTTATCGCGGCAGTACCTCTGATTATTGGCAACTTGCTTGCAGCAATCATTGTAGAGTTGCCGAACATTATTCAGATGGGAATTGACCTGCTGTTTGCGCTGATTGACGGAATTATTCAGTGTATTCCGCAACTTGTGGCGGCGATTCCGACACTGATTATTTCCTTTATCAACGGCATTGTAAACAACCTTGACAAAATCATTCTTGCGGCGCCGCAAATCATTGTATCGCTGATTACCGGCATTGTCGGGGCAATCCCGGAACTGATTGCAGCCGTCCCGCGTATTATCGCGGCCATTGCTGACACGATCCGAAATTATGACTGGGGCAGCATCGGTAGAAACATCGTTCAGGGCTTGAAAGACGGCATTGCCGGAATGTGGGACAATATCAAAAACTGGTTCAGTGAAAAAGTTAATGGACTGGTTGGAGGCGTAAAACGCATCCTTGGGATCAATTCGCCGTCTAAGGTTTTTGCCGGTATTGGTGGATTCATGGCCGAAGGATTGGGGGAAGGGTTTAGCGATGAATTTTCATCGGTGAAAAAGGACATCGAAGGCAACATGAGCTTTGACGCTGGCACCATTACGGCAGATGCAAACATCAGCAGAAACTATACAAGTGGCTCTTACGGAGCAGAAAGTACAAGCGGTGGCAGCGATTCTGGCAGAATTGTAATGCTGCTGGAACAGTATTTGCCTATGTTGGCAAATATGAAAGTCATCATGGACAGTGGCCAGGTTGTCGGTTTGCTTGCCCCAGGCATGGATGAAGAACTGGCCAAAATCAACGCGAGGAGGGCAAGGGCCGTATGATTGGAAAAGTATTTTTTGACGAGAAAGATACCTACGCAGAATATGGCCTGCTGCTTGCAAGTAAGTTCATTTCCCTTCCGGAAGTCCGCACGAACATGATTGATGTTCCGGGCCGGGACGGCCTGCTGGATGCGTCTGAAGTGCTGACCGGAGAAGTCACCTATAAGAACCGCACTATTACACTGAAGCTCACCGGCGTGGACACGGTGAGCGGCAAGACATGGCCTGCTACGATTTCCGATTTCTGCAACAAAGTCCACGGCAAGCGCGTTAAAATAACATTCCCCGAGGACATTGCCCATTTTTACAGTGGGCGGTGCTCCGTTGGGCAGGTGGAGCTTGTTAAAATGATGCAGACTATCCCGGTCACGGTTGACTGCGACCCGTGGAAATACAAGAACGCAAAAACCACGGTTTCCCGCTCTGACCTTGGCACGGCCTACAAACAGCTATCCCTACCCAACGAGCGCCGGCCTGTCATCCCTACTATCACGGTGGCCCAGGACACCACCTTGCTTTGGGGCAGCAGCACAATCAACATCAGCGCGGGAGATCATATTCTGCCCGCTATCCGTCTTGTGGCTGGAAGCAACACTCTGAAAGCAAAAGTCGCAAGCGGCACAGGTAGCATCACTGTGACATACCAGGAGGCGAGCCTGTAATGTATCAACTCAAATACAAAAACTATATCCTGTATGACCCGCGCCTTGCGGACGAAAAACTAATCGTCCGTGACCCCTCTGTTAAGCTGGCGGTCAGCAAGGCCGGGGAAATGTCCTTTACGGTGGACGCAGAACATCCCTATTTAAGCAATCTGCGCCGCATGAGCGGCCTTGTGGAGCTGCTGGACGGCACTTCCCCTATATATAGGGGAAGAATAACCAGCGATATAAAAGACTTCTACGGGGCGCACAAAATCGAAACAGAGGGCATTATGGCGGCGCTGAATGACAGCATCATACCGCCGTTCAACTTCCCGAAGGACTTTGCGGAGGACGCTTCCTATAAGGCCGCCGCCGCAAGCGGGAATGTGGTTGATTTCTTTTTCCGCTGGATTTTGGCGCAGCATAACAGTCAAGTGTCCACGGAGCAGCAGATTAAGCCCGGCGTGGTCACCGTGTCCGACCCGAACAATTACATCACCCGTGGCTCTGAGGAGTACGCCACGGCGATGACCACTATTTCCGATAAGCTGTTTAAATCTTCCCTGGGCGGGAATCTGCTGATCCGATACGAGAATGACGGCAATTATTTGGACTATTATGCGGAACTGCCGCTGACAAATACGCAGACGGTGGAATTTGCCGAAAACCTGCTTGACCTATCCAGTGAGGTTGACGGCACGTCTATCTACACTGCTATCCTGCCGGAAGGCAAGGATGGCCTGACTATCGGAAATCTGCCGGACGGTGACTTGACGGATGACCTTGTGAAGTCTGGGAAAATCATCTACAGCAAGTCCGGCGTGGCCACATATGGGCGCATTACCCGGCATATCAAGTGGGACGATGTGACCGTGGCCGCAAATCTGCAAACCAAGGCCAAAGCGGCGCTGGCTGACAACGGCCTATCTATGCCGGAAACCATCACCTGCAAGGCGGTGGATTTGGGTTGGCAAGAGGGCATCCAGCATTTTCGGGTGGGCAGAATGACCGCCTTGGTCAGTACGCCCCACGGCTACAGCGCGTCCTATCCGCTGATGGAGCTGGCCCCGGATATTCTTGACCCCGGCAACACGCAAATCTCGCTGGGTGCTACCCGGCGCACATTCACCGGATCACAAATCGATGCCGGCCGCAAAACGGAGGCGAGCATCGACAGCACAAAAAGAGACCTTACGCAACGGATCGAAAACATAGAACTTACCCCCGGGCCTCCCGGCCCTGCCGGGGCAGATGGCAAGGACGGCACAAACGGTCTGTCTGTGTGGATCACTTACCATGACGGCACGGCTACCCCGGCTGCTCCCACAGGGGATGGCACAAAAAATGGCTGGCACACAAACTTGACCGATGCTGTGGTATGGCTCTCACAGAAGGTAGCAGCGTCCGCCAGCAGCGGTACATGGGGAACGCCCGTGCGCATTGTAGGAGCGGACGGCAAGCCTGGAACCAAGGGCGATGACGGTGTTTCTGTGACGAACACGGATGTGGAATATTACCTCTCCACATCTGAGACAGAGCTTTCCGGCGGCACATGGCAAGCAAATGCCCCGGAGATCACGGACGGCACCTACCTTTGGGGCCGCACGAAGATCACCTATTCCAACGGCCAAACGGCCTACACCGGCGCATACTGCATCAGCAAGGCAATGGCCGACAGCGCCAAGCCCCAAATCGATCAGGTGGTGCAGACCACCCGGCAGCAGATCACCGATGTGCAACAAAATGTAAATTCCATCATCCTGTCGGCGCTGGAAAACTATGTGAAAACCGGGGATTTTGGTAGTTACAAGGAGGAGGTCAGCTCACAGCTGTCTCTGCTGTCCAATCAGTTGACCCTTAAATTCGACAAAGCCACCGCAGACATAACGAAGGTAAACGGAGACCTACAGGGAAAGTATGAATCCATTACGAAGTCGTTTAATTTTGACATTGAGAATGGATTGGTCATTGGAGAAACCGGCAACCCCGTATATCTGCAGCTGAATAATGACATTTTGCAGTTTGTGCGCAACAACACACCAGAACTGTGGATCACGGCTGACGGCGTAGTGACAAATCGCATTAATACGGATGCACTGGTAATCGGCAATGTGATTTTCCAGAAAGATGACGTTGGCGATGTAACCATCTATTAAGGGGGAGACGATATGAGCGTATTCCAAACACTGACGCTGGAGCAGGTTGGCCAGTCCATAGCCAATAACACCTCCAAGGTGCGCGTTAAGTGGACATCACAGCAGACCGGCTCCAGCTATAACGATGCCCCCGGTGATAAGGCGTATTACTACATTACCCTTAACGGCGGGACGAGGACGGAGCACACGGTGGCGTTTACGCTGCCGCAAAATACTACCAAGACCATCCTGGACACTACCATCACCGTCAACCACAATCCGGACGGCACCGGCAGCGTCAAGGTTGATACGTGGATGAATACGGAGATCAGCGCGGGCGTAATCGAGCAGACAAAGACGCTGACACTTGACACTATCCCCCGGGCATCGGTAGTGTCGGCACCCAAAACCGGCGCCCTTGGCTCGGCCCTTAAAGTCGAGATTGACCGCAAGAGCGCGAGTTTTACTGATAAGCTATATTACAAGGTCGGCAGCAAAAGCGAGGAGCAGATCACGGCATATGACGGCAAGCTCACCTATAACTGGAAGCCGCCTGTTAGTCTGGCCACCAATGCCCCCAACAGCACAAAGCTTACGGTGACGCTTATCACAAAGACCTACAATGGCAGCACCTATGTAGGCCGCTCGGAGTGTGTCGTAGAGCTATCCATACCGGAAAGTGTCGCGCCCACCTTGTCTGTGGCGCTTAGCGATCCCTATGGGATCAGCGCGACATATGGCGGCTATGTGCAGATGCGTAGCAAGATCAAGGTGGAACTGACCGCTGCAGGATCGCAGGGCAGCACCATCAAGTCTTACAGCATCAAGGTTGGTAATTTTTACGCCGCTACCACATCCAGCGGGACAACGGATTATCTACCATCCTCCGGAAATGTAGACGTTGTCTGCGCTGTTACGGATAGTCGAGGGCGCACCACCACCAAAAAGCAGACCGTCACTGTCCTCCCGTATAGCAAGCCTACTATATCGGCTATTTCTGCCGCCCGATGCAACCAAGACGGCTCGGCCAATCGTTCTGGTGCTTACGGCAAGGTGACCTTTAGCGCCGCCATTACCAAGCTATCCGGCAAAAATACAGCAGCCTATAAGGTGCAGTATCGGGCACACGGCGCGGAGACGGAGAGATGGACGGATGCCGGAAGTGTGGCAAATGGCAATTATAATCCGGCCAATGTGTATGTGGTATTTGCCGCCGACACCAATACCAGGTACGCTGTCCGCGTAGTGGCAACGGACAAATTTGAGAGTGTCGAGTCAACCATCCGAGACCTGCCTGCGGCGTTTATCCTGATGGATTTAGCCAAGTCCAAAAAGTCTGTTGGCGTGGGTCGTGAGTGCGACAAGAAGAACACCTTCCAGGTGGGCTTGTACAGCCACTTTGAAAAACCGGTAAATCAGGAAGTTAGCAGCAACCCCTGGTATGGACTGAATGACGGCACCAACCAGTGGCATTTGCAGGCGCAGCAGGCCAGCAATAAGTTAGCCCTTGGCCTGACCTGGGACAGTTCCCTCAAGATCGACACCAATGGCAACGTGACACTGCCCGAGAATCTTACCGGGAAATATCTCACCGGCACATGGCTGCAGGCCACGGCGGCCACGGACTTGGGGAAAGCACCGCCTTATGTGTGCGTATTTGACGCCAACGGCTGGCTGTATAAACGGAAGCTGTCGGAGCTGTTTTCGGATATGGGCATCCCGGCGCAGAAGGATTATGTGGTGGAGCGCGGCACATCCAGCTCCTGGCACTACGAGAAGTGGAACAGCGGGAAGCTGGAGCTGTGGCGGCAGACGACCTCCAGCAACTTGGGCACGACCGGGCAGATAAACGGCTGGTACTACAGGGCGTACACGATGGCACTGCCGCCGAATCTGCTCAAGACCATACAGGACGTGCAGTGCAACTGCGTGTGGGGCACCGGCGTGTCCTTTGCATCCGGCAGCGCTGACTCGGTGAATTTCAAGGCGATCTATTTCAGCAATCAAAATGGCGGGGCCGGTACGTTCTGGCACAGGATCACCGGCACATGGAAATGAGGAGGTATGCTATGAATCCCTTGTGGCTGTTATTGATTATCCCCGCATCATCGTGCTTGGGGTTTATGTTTGCCGCTCTGCTGGCGGCAGGAAAGGAATGAACATGACGGAAACTATCATTGTGGCCCTGATTACCGGCGGCTTGTCGCTGCTGGGGGTAGTCATCACAAGCAACAAGACCACCCGGGATGTGCAGGCCAAGCTGGATACGCATCAGGCCGTCACCGATACCAAACTGGAAGAACTGACCAGAGAGGTTCGGGAGCACAACAATTTTGCCCGGCGCGTCCCGGTGTTGGAGGAGCAGATCAAGGTTGCCAACCACCGCATCGCGGACCTGGAAAACAATCATTAATTTTTGCGGTGCCCGATTCGGGCACAGAAAGGAGCAAACCATGAAAATCCCTGACAAGCTGTATGACATTCTCAAGTGGGTGGTCATCATCGTCCTGCCGGCCATCGCCACGTTGTACGCGGCCCTGTCCGCCGTGTGGGCCTGGCCCTACTCGGAGGAGATCGTCACCACCATCACCGCCGTGGACACCTTCCTGGGCGCGGTGCTGTGTATCTCCACGGCCACTTACAACAAGGAGGAAAATGAAAATGGCTAAAGTATATCTGTCTCCCAGCAATCAGACCGACAACCGCTATGCCTACGGCAACACCACCGAGGCCGTCCAGTGCGGTAAGATTGCCGATGCCTGCCGCGCCGCCCTGGAGCGCAGCGGCGTGACCGTGAAGGTAGGGCATATGCCCTCCATGCAGGATAAGTGCAAGGAATCCAACGCCTTCGGCGCAGACCTCCATGTGCCCATCCACACCAACGCCTTTAACGGTACGGTCAGCGGCACCCGCATGTTCTGCTTTAACAGCAGCGGCGAGGGCATGAAGGCCTGCAAGGCTATCTTTGCCCGGTTGGCCCCGGTGACCCCCGGCACCAGCGAGAATATCCGGGTGGATGCCTCCCTGTACGAGGTACGGGTGCCCAGCGCTCCCACGGCCTATATCGAGTGCGAGTTCCACGACAACGCCACCACGGCCAAGTGGATCGTGGAGCACACGGTTGACATCGGCGAGGCCATTGCCCGAGGTATCTGCGATTACTTCGGCGTGACCTTCAAGGAGAAGGAGCAGCCCAAGCCCGCCACCACCAATAAGCTCTACCGGGTGCAGGTGGGTGCATTTGCCGTCCGCGCCAACGCAGAAAAGATGCTCCGGCGGCTGAAGGATGCCGGATTTGATGGGTATATCCGGTAACGGTAAACACCTGGAGGGCACAGAGGACACCGCTACGCCGGCCTCACGCCCGTGCATAAGCATCCGCACCTCCACGGCTATTTGTTTTGCGTATGAACAGCAACCACAAGGCCGTAAGGGATTTTTTGTCAAATCTGCCGCCGAAACGAGCCGTTGCTTTTGTTGATTCTTTTTTGCTTCCTGACAATGAAGCAATGGTGGTCATAGAATGCGATGTGCGCCGCAAAAGTTGCGTACAGGTATCTATGGAGCGGAATATGTCCGTTGAAACCGTAAAGCGGCACAGATGCAGAGCGTATCATAAAATTGCACAGGAACTATTTATCCCCCTGCCTTAAACGGCGGGGGGATTTTTGTTTTTTTGACACTTTTCAGGCACTTTCGGGTGCCTGTTTTTTTGTATCATAAAAGCAGAAAGAAGGTGGCAAAATGTACGAACGGCTTATAGCCTGCGGTTACACGGAGCAAATGGCGCAGGATATTTGCATTCTGTACGCAGACGATCCCCAGGGGCTTTTAGCGTATGTGGAAATTGCTGAAAGCCTATATAGGGGTTGCAATCATGTATAAATATTTTAATCCAAATCCATGCGGGAAAAATGTGTCGGACTGCACCGTGCGCGCGATCTGCAAGGCGACCGGGAAAAACTGGGGCGAGGTCTATTTGTCCCTCTGTATACAGGGCTACTTGGACGGCGACCTCCCCAACGCAAACGCTTGTTGGGGCGCGTATCTGCGGTCCTTAGGCTACCGGAGATACATCATACCGGACACTTGCCCGGACTGTTACACGGTCGGCAGGTTTGCCGATGAGCACCCGCGCGGGACGTATATTCTCGCCCTCTCCGGCCATGTGGTCTGCGTGCAGGACGGTGTAATTTACGACAGTTGGGACAGCGAAAACGAAATCCCGCTTTATTACTGGGTAAAAGAAACGGAGGAATGAACATGGCATATCCCTATTTCAATCCCTATTATCCGCAGCCAATGCCGGATAACCTCATGCAGATGCGGCAGATGCAGCAGCCACAGATGCAGCCCATGCAGCAGCCTATGCCGCAGCCAGTGCAACAGAACCCCATCGCGCAGGGCGGCGTGCAATGGGTCAACGGCGAGCAGGAGGCGAGGGGCTATCTCATCGCGCCCAACTCTGCCGTTGCGCTGTGGGACAGCTCCGCGCCGACGGTATACCTCAAGCAGTCCGACGCGAGTGGCAAGCCAACGCTTAAAATTTACGACCTTGTAGAGCGCGCAGAAACGCCCCGCACAGCGCCGCAGGAAAAGGGCGTGGAATTTGTCACCCGCAAAGAGTTTGACGCTCTGGCAGCGCTTGTAAGCGAAATAAAGGGCAAGAAAAAGCGCAAGGTTGAGGAGGACGAGGACGATGAATAATCCCTTTTTCGGAGCGCTCGGCGGCGGCAATGGCTTTATGCAGATGTTGCAGCAGTTCCAACAGTTTAGGGCGAATTTTCAGAGTAACCCAAAAGCGGAGGTCGAAAAGCTTTTGCAATCTGGGGCTATGAGCCAGCAAGAGTTAAACCAACTTCAATCTATGGCAAAACAGTTCGAGCATTTATTCCATTGATCTTATCGTGGCCACGATTTGATAAATAAAATTTATGAAAGGGGAGATAATATGTCTCTTTCCGACGGTGCTCCCATGATGACTATGCCGGTCGCGCCCGCGAACAGCTACGGCGGTGGCATGGGTATGTGGGGCGAAAACTGGATCTGGATTATCGTTCTTTTCCTCTTCGGCTGGGGCCGCAACGGCTGGGGCAACAACGCTGGCAATTCCGGCGGCGTCGTAGACGGCTATGTGCTGACCTCTGATTTTGCCAATGTCGAGCGCAAGATCGACAGCGTAAATCAGGGCCTTTGCGACGGATTTTATCAGCAGGCGCAGCTTGTCAACGGCACCAACATGGCGATGGCAAACGGCTTTGCACAGGC